CTGTGACTCAACCCGCTTATGTACTGCGTACTCACTCATGCTATCACAAACTACTTATTAATAATCTTTTTAATAGAAGCTTGTAATATGTCTTTGTTCTTACCAACCATCTCGTGTTTCACAACACCAGAAAAAGACTGGCCGATTGCTTGTTCAAGCAACTCTCCAAAAGATTGATCCTGGTCCATCTCTAAAGCATCTGTTAAGAAACTCTTTAACGACATAGCTGGATTCTTTTGCTTCATAGCATTAGGCGTTGCCCAATACTCTAGTCTTGTTGGTTCTGCATTTGCTATATCAGCCGCATCCAAATCTGATTGGATAACTCCTGTAGCTTTTACATTTATCTTCACTAACGGAGTTTGGTTCTCACCTACTCTGTCTGAACGATAGCTAGTAATTACAAAATCGTAACTACCCTCTGGTAAAGTAACCGTTTGTGGTACTTCATTTGGTGACATACTTAAAAAGTCACCCACGTCTGATCCTGTCATGGTATATACCTCCTATTTTGACATTGGTTTTGACAACTTCTTCTTCGCATTCCCTTGAATTGCATCAAACAATTTCGCAAGATCAAGCTCTGTGTTAGGTTCTAATATATCTAACGCAGGAACTTTAAGATCCATTCGATGATCTGATACAGTTCTTAGAGAACGTTCCGTGCCTTTGCTTGAACTCTTAGTGTCCACTCTACAAACACAGTTAAAGTATCGGCCCAATTTTGTAGATAGCTTTGAGCCAACACTAGTTGGATATGATTTACTCACACCCAAATCCCCTTCCATGTATTGCATGTGTGTTGTCACCACTACATTACACGGAACTTCTGAACCAGTTATATATTGTATGAGGTGTTGCACATCTCGTGCCGCTGTTCCCCACTCTGGTTGAGATGGTTGTTCGGTTGGTTTCTTATTGTTGAATACTAATGCACTGCGCAATGCTGACTCACCCATAAGAGTGAGACTATCGATTACAAGTACATCGTCTTTAGTCCAAGTCTTTACTGAACCAAAGTCTTCGTCTCCATCTTTCCAATTAGCAATTAAATTTGCCCCCTTACGAAAGGCTTCCGCCTTACCGATTGGATCTTTAAGAGTTACATACGATACACGACTGACTCCCTCTGGAGTTAGCAGGTCTGGTAATATAGAAAGACCATCATCGTAATCAAGTATACGAAGATTCTTCCCAGCATTAGCTAATGAAGCTAGTGCCGCAGTCTTACCAGATCCACTATCGCCTACCAGTAATAGTTTAGTTACATCTGTTGATGCATGTTCTTTAATGCTTGCCATATCTTATTCTCCTATTAAATATTTTCTCATGGTATAAGGATCGCTAACCTCATAAGGGTCGTAGTCCGTTGGAACATTGTGTCCTTTACCTTTTTCTACAAACATCTCTTCGATCTTTCCATCTTTAAACACAGCAGAATATCGCCATGATCTTTTACCAAATCCTTTGTTGCTTTTATCTACTAGCATAACAAGTCTGTTTGTAAAATCACCATTACCATCTGGTAACATCTTAACCTTTTCTATCCCTAAACTATTTGCCCATGCGTCCATAACAAACTTATCATTAACAGATACACAGTAAATATCATCAACATATTGTAGTAATTCATCTGCCATTGCCTCGTATTCTGGTAAGTGTTTAGACGAGCAAGTAGGAGTGAAAGCTCCTGGTAGTCCAAAGACTATTACTCGTTTGTTTTTAAATAATAAATTTTCTAATAAATCTCCCATAATATTTCTCCTGTGTTTGCATTATAACAAATTAATACCAATCCGTCAACAACTTTCTTTCCAAGAACCATCAGTATTATATCCTGTTGGTAGCTTATTAGTTTTCTTAAACGCATTGATTGTTTTGGTTATATGATAACCTTCTTCAGTTTTCATACTCATAAACCTGTTAAGATGTTCGTTGTTTGGATCTAGTTTAAATAGTTCTATCGATAGATAGTCTACAATTTTGTGATCCATTGGTGTCTTTAAATATTTTCCCATAGTTTCTCCTGTTTAAGTTATTGCTGTTATGACTACATAAAGTATATAGCCTAGTATAATTAGTCCTGGTAACGCGTCTAGAAATTTGTCAATAAACTTTTTCATTCTAACTCAACTTCTATTTCTAATTCATCGCTTGGAAATTCAACTACGTTATCTTCTTTTCTTAAGTCCTTGTGTACTTCTCTATCAAAGTCTGACTCTACAACTATGTGTCTGCGTGAAGGTGCTTCATTACATACTTCCCTAAATTTACAGCCGCCATAATTGCTACATGCAGTAAAGTCAGCAGGATAATAATTATCTTTCGCATATAGATTAGATAAGTCTATCTTGTGCATAGAATCTATGTACCATTCTTGTATTACTTCATCATTAACTTTAAACACTGCACGTTCAAAGCGTGTAAAGTTCACACCAGTTTGCGCCGCTTCTACTATGAATCCAACAACGGGTAACTTTAGTATATGTTTTGCCGCCCATAAATATGCATACACTTGATTGTTAGGTGTGAAGTTTGCAAAGTAATAACTAGTCAAGCCTGTCTTGGTAGTCTTAGTATCTACTACGTAAAGTTCGTTGTCTAGTTCTACAACTTTATCTATACGACCAGACAATCTTTCACCTGTTGCAGAGAAAGGTACTTCAAATCTTTGCTCAAGCGCAGGGTCTCCATCTGGCATGGTAGCAACCTTGATACTGTCTTCCCAAAACTCTTCGGCTCTCCATACAATAGCGCGCATGGTTGCCTCAAGTCCTCGAGCTTTATCTTCGGTACGTAATAACTCTTCACCAAACTCTAACAGTATTAACTTGATAGCATTCTTGACAGACTCATCTTTTGACTTGCCCTCAAATCTGCCACGATCTAATTCTTCAAAGCCTTCATGAACTGCTGACCCAAAGCCAGTAGCTGATGAGTATTGTTTAGATTTATACCCTAATAAGTTTTGATAATTATAGTAGCGGGGGCACGATGAGAATGCTGACAAGCTAGAGGTATCCCATACCATTTGTTTTGCTGTGCCATTACTTTGCCATACATATTTTGGAAAGTGTGGTGCTTCTATATATCCTATTCCATCGTCCATCATAGTTACTCCTTGTACATTTTGTTTATTATTGATTCTTTTTCTGCGTTATCTTTGTGCCAGCCACATAAGTTTGCCGCAATAGTTCTTCTCTCACCCTCACCTTTGAATGGATACACCATGTGTTGTAACCATATAGGAAAGATAAATAACTTACCAACCTCTGGTTGAATGGTACAAGTGGTCGGTGGCTTTAACATTGGATTGTCTAACGAAGATGTCTTGCCATAATTAAAAGCAAGAAACCCATCACTGTTACCAGATGCTCCGAATAAATTATACTCACCATCGTTAGGACTCTTTTGTTTTGTTATTTGTTCTGGTACTTTAGTCCAGGTTGTTGCAGCTAGTCCTGTTAAAGATGGCACACTGTGGTCGTGAATAGGATTGTAGTCTCCTGCATAACTATGTACTGACCACATCTCATCTACTCCTACTTGCATATTGTCTGGAAATAATTTACTTGAACCTATTCTTCTTACAAAATGTTTAATGTATTCCATGCCAAGTTGATTAATAGTTTGTGTAAACCTTATAACTTTTTCGTCTTCTGCATTCATGGTTAGTTGTTGACCGCTTTGTATTTGCCCCACTAAATTTTTAGAATGATCTTCCCTATCTTCTGATACCATAAGGTTGTCAAGATATGTGTTGAGATCATCTACCATTGGCATAGGCAGTTGTGCTTCCATCAATATTACTTGAGGAAGTTCGTGCATTTTAAGATTGATTGTTTGCTCTTCCACTACACGTCCTTCAAGATCATAGCCAATGGGTCTTGATCAAACTGTTTTGGTTTAGTGCGTGCCGCTTTGGCAGTGATTCTTTTGCCAGATTTCTCGGCGGCTTTTATATTCTCTCGCGTACCTCGTAGATAAGTAATGATAGCTTCAATACCTTTATCATCTTGAGCCAGATCGATTGGATCCATCTCTAGATATTCAGTGGGTACTACTAGTTCTTCTGTGTTATTTGACGACATCGAATTTATTCTCCAGTATTGTTATTTGTTTTTGTATATGTTCTAAGTCTTCTTTAGTTACTTCACCAACCTCATCTAATGCACACGCAATAGAAATGCTAGCCTCTTTTAATGCCTCAATCCACATGTTGTTGCTCCGCTCTTTGTTTATCATCAAGTTCATTGGGCGATTCTACTGCCATGATTACTGCGTCTGGTATAGTCTTTAAGTTTTCTTTGTATACCTTAGAGGTGTACTGGTTGTGTTCTTTACTATACTCAAGACTTTCGAGCAATGAAGGTAGCTTTGATTCTGCGTCAGCTTTATCATAGGCTTCAATCTCCCAGTGTTTGGTATGCATATGTCCTGTTACTACATTGAATTTTTTCTTTGGTATTTCCATAATGTTTCTCCTGTTAATGTATTGTTTCCTCTGGGTCTGGCACTATTCTTATACCAGTAATTGAAGTAAAGTCAAGAGGGTCTACAACTGCACCACTCTCTACCATCTTGTCAATCAAAGGCCCAAGCTCTGCTATGTTGGCAACTGACGCACCAAATATTTTAAGTGTGCCTGCTGTACCTACTGACATCATAAGCATACGAAGACTTACTTCAAGCATTGCACCCATGATAACCCCAGTCGGATATTCTTTTGACATATCCAACAAAGGCTCTTTGAGTTCGTTGACACAATTTTCAAACTCTTTTCGTAAATCATTTTCCACCATTTTATTCTCCGCTTTCTACGATTTCAAAGTTAACCGCATTTATTTTTATGTCCGTAGTTTTTATGTAGTCTTTGTCTATCTTATTTAATCTGTCTCTCACTGCTCGTAAGTCATCTAGTTTGTTAGATGATACGATTATGTTTCTGTTTCTTTCGCTAGTTAAACAATAAGTTTTTGTCATAGTTCCTCTCCTGTTTGTTCGTTGATTAAATTAAGTTGTTTAGTTTCCATTGAGTGTGTTATACGCACAACATCTTTGTCATGCATAATTCTTAGCAAGTCATACTTACCCTCATCTATATCTTCTATCCCTTTCATCTGCTCTCTAAAGGCTCTGATGTATCTAGCAAATCTCATAGCTAGAGCAAAGG